CTATCTGGACTGGTGGGGGGCGCTGCTGGAATTGCGCGAGGGGTTCCGGGCCTATGGTGGGTTGAGCGCCTTTGCGGTGGTAGAGGCGATGCCGGTGATGGCGCCGTGGAAATGAACCTCTTGACGAAATTGCGCCTTTCGGGCCAGTCTGCCCTCGCATCCCGGCAAAATCCGGGGTGTGAGTTTGGCGACTCTATGCACGACAGGCGTATGACAGAGCCGCGCCATAAGCGCGGCTTTTCTATGGTCAGGCGCAATGGGAGTCCTTCGGGACTGCCGTTTTCCCCTGTGGTGCGACGGTTCGCCAACCTGTTGTTGCCTGGCCACCCTTTTGGCGAGGGGCGGTTGGGTGCTCATTGCACCATAGGAGACCCGTCATGACGGAGCAGATCACAAAGATCGAAGAAAAGATTTGTCGCATCGCGCTTGAGGCCGAGAGCATCAAGGCGCAAGCGATGGCCATGGATATAATGCTGACCCGCCTGACGGCTTATATGTGTCAGAGCGCTGAAACCGAGGTGTTGCGGGTGTTTGTTGGCACCACAGAAATTGCCGCACGCCGCATCGAGCAACTGGTTGAGGGTATTGATGTATGAAAGTAAGGGTTTCCAAATGTCATACAAAGTCTGCTGAGGAGTTACTAATCGATGCGCAGAGCTGCGGCGTGGATTCGCGGACATCGAAGCGTATCGAGCCTTTAGTTTCGCGGGATGAAACAAATGCAGGTATCTATTTTGTTGGTGCTGCCGGTGCTGACCTTGTGAAAATCGGCTGGGTGCGCCGCCTTGACCGGATCGAGACAAGACTTAATCGATTGAAAATAGACTGCCCCTATCCAGTCGTCTTGCTGTTCACAGTCGGTCCTGCAAGCAGAGAACATGAGGCGCGGGTTCATAAAAGGTTTCTTGCCCAGCACTTTCATGGGGAATGGTTTAGGTATGCCGGTGAACTGGCGGAGTTCCTGATCGCTGCCAAGAAAGATGCTGAGCTTGCCAAATCAGAACTAAGAAAATCGATGGACTTGACCTTCTGAAATTCTAGGGGTATTGACCAAAGATAGGAAAACCGAATTGCGCCCGGCGAGGATGAACCCTCGACCGGGCGTTTTCTATGGGGGCAGGCGTGTCGGGCTTCTTTTCAGTAAAGGGTGGCGGCATCGCCATGGCGTTCGACACGCGGGATTTCGAGCGCCGGATGACCCAGATCGAGCGCAGCCAACTGCCTCAGGCCACGGTGTGGGCGCTCAATGACACGGCCAAGGATGTTCTGGAGCATGTTCAGCACGAGATGGACGTGGTGTTTGATCGTCCGACGCGGTTCACCAAAAACGCTTTCATGGTGTGGCGCGCGACCAAGAGGACCTTGGTGGCTGAGGTCAAAGAGCGGCCCTCTGTCGGGAAGCGTCACTATCTAAAGCGCCAAGAGCGCGGCGGAGCGCGATCGCAGACCGGGCTGGAGCGCATGGTGTCGGCCAATCTTGCCTATGACGGTGTGTTGGCAGCGATTATTCCGACGTCGGCGGCGCGAAAAAACGCCTTTGGCAACTGGGCACCGGCGGAACGAAAGCAAGCGGTGTCGGCTTTGAAAGCGGTTGGCAGTGCTGGGTATATGGCTGCGGCGGTGGCGAAGTCCAAGGCTGGGGCGTCCAGGCGGCGCGCTACCTATTTTGTGCCGCAAAAAGGATCGCGGATGTCGCCGGGGATTTGGCGTCGGAAGGGGCGCGGAAAGCGCGAAAAAGTCGAGAAGATCGCGCATTTCGCCAGCAGCGCGCCGGTCTATGAAAAGCGTCTGGGCTTCTATGAAGGTGCGCAGGACGTATTCGAGCGTCGGATAGCGCCGAACTTCTGGAAATCGTTCGAAAAGGCGATGGCGACACGAAAATAGGTGTTTGGGTCCTTCCTGGGCTGGTGGCGCACGCGGGTAATTCGCACCCCGGTGCATTTGAGTGTTGTTTGTTTTCTGGGGCTTAGGGTTTCGGTTCTTGTTGTTGTCTAAGTTCAGGAAAGGGAAAGATGACCAACTCGATCACTTTGAACACTGGGGAGGTGCTGGACTTGGCGCTATTCCCTTTGCCCGAGGGGTATGAGGACGGCACCTTCAACCGGGAACAATTGGCGAAAGCCATGAATACCTCGGTCGTGACCATTTCCAAATGGGTCGATCAGGGTATGCCGGTCGCACATCGTGGGGGCAACGGACAGTCCTACGAATTCACGTTCAGCCACTGCTATGCGTGGCGTCTTTGGCGCGAGGAGTGTGAGGCGGCTGAACGGCGAAACAAGGAAAGCCACGCCAACCAGCTTGCGCTGCTTTTTTTTGGGAGTGAAGAAGAGCAGCCTGAATGGCAGCTCACACCAAAAGAGGTCAAGGAACGGTCCGAGGCGGAGCTGATCCGCAACAAAGCTGCCGAACAACGCGGTGAGCTGGTACGAGCGGCCCAGATGCAGAATTTGCTGGACCACATGCTGGTCAGTTACCGCAATGCGGTGATGAATCTGCCCGACTATCTAGAGCAAGAGTTCAGTCTAAGCCCGCATCAGGTGGCCAAGGCTGAGGCTTTTTGCGATGGCATTCTGTCCGAAACACGCCGCCAAATTGCTGATGCCGGTTTCGAGCCGGGCGAGGTGGTGGCTTTGGATCGTCAACCGGGCGGCTGAATATGGTTGTGATGAGTGATCGGGCGCTGGGGCAGATCTTCGATCTTCCTCCGCTGCCGCCGTTTGCGAAGGCGACCGACTTGATGGCGGATTCTCTGCCGTTGCTGGATGCGCCCAGCCGCATCACTCCAACAGAAGCGGCCGAGCGTTATGTGCGGGTGGAAACACGCGGTGTCTGGCAGAACTATGATCGGGACGTGACGCCCTACATGGTCGAACCGGGGGATACGGCCAAGTCGCGGATCTACCAGGGCGGGGCGCTGGTTGGTCCCTCGCAATGCGGCAAGACCATGCTGTTGATCACCACGGCGATGCACCCGGTGACCTGCGATCCGGCACCTGCGCTGATCATGCACATGGATCGGCCAGCGCGAGACCGCTGGGTTGAATCGGACCTGAACCCGGTGATCCAGAACAGCCCAGAATTGCGGGACCGGCTGGGTAAAGGGCGCGATGATGACACGTTCAGCCGCAAACGGTTTCGCGGGATGCGGTTGATGCTGGGTTATCCGACGCCGCAATGGCTGTCCTCAGCAAAGTACCGGCTGGTGCTGATGACGGACTATGATCACTTTCCGCCTGAGCTGGGTGTGCGGAAAGATGCGCCCGAGGGGTCGGCCTTTGACATGGGCCTGCAGCGGATCAAGACGTTCCTGTCGCGGGGGTATGCGTTCGCAGAAAGCACCCCGGCCTGGCCTGTGATCGATCATGAATGGGTGTCCCGCGCGGACGCGCCCCACGAAATGCCGCCCGTCAGGCATGGGATCGTGAAGCTTTACAATGCTGGAACGCGCGGGCGTTGGTACTGGGAGTGCCCGGATTGCGGTGATCTGTACGAACCACGTTTCGATCGGCTTCACTTTGATGATGGCCTGCCGCCTGTTGAGGCAGGCGCAGGGGCGGAAATGGAATGTCCGCACTGCGGCGGGCTGGTGGGACCGAACCATAAAAACGAACTGAACCGCGCGGCTTTCCGTGGCAAAGGGGGCTGGCTTCACGAGTCAGAGCATGGCGGCGATCTGGTTCCGCTGGGGGATAGCCGGATTCGTGGTACTGAAATTGCTAGTTGGGCGCTGAACGGTGCTGCTGCGACCTTTTCAAAATGGACCACTATGGTGTCGCGTTACCTGGCGGCGCAACACCAGCTTGATGAGTTGGATGATGATCTGGCGCTGGGTCGGTTCTACTATACCGAGGTCGGGGTGCCCTATGCCAAGCCGGGCATGGGCGATGAGGATGAACTGAACACGAAAGCCCTGAAAGAGGATCGTCCGATCGAGGAAAGAGGGGTCGCGCCGGACTGGGTGCGTTTCATCACTGTCAGCGTCGATGTTCAGGGCACCTATTTCACGGTTCAGGTGACTGGGTGGGGCATCGACGGCACTCGCACTGTTGTCGACCGCTTCGATCTGACGGTGCCGCCCGGTGAAAGGGACAAGGCGTCGCCACGCAAGCTGGATCCGGCGAAATACCCCGGAGATTGGGCAGTCCTAGAGGAGTTGGATCGCAGGACATGGCCCGTGCGCGGGGCGGACTTCGCCTTGCTGGCCGTTGCTCTTGGCGTCGACTTTCACGGTGCTGCCGGGGTCAGCGACAACGCGGAGGAATTCTGGTTGAAGCGCAGCAAAGCCGGGCTGGCAGCGCGCTGGTTCCTGACACGTGGTCACGGTGGTTTCAATCAGCGCGATCGGGTTTGGCACGAAGCGCCCGAGCGATCGAACAAGAAAAAGAAAGCGCGCCGGATCAAGTTGCTGAACATGGCTACAGATCGGCTGAAGGACACCGTGACGGCGGCATTGCTGCGCCCCCATGATCTGGGGCGCAGCTTTCCTTTGCCTGAGTTTCTTTCCGATGACTGGGTCGCCGAATTCTGCGCTGAAAAGCGCGGCGAAAAGGGTTGGATGATGAAGGAGGGGCAGGTGAGGAATGAAAGCCTTGATCTGTCTGTTCAGGCCCAGGCAATGGCCGAGCACAAGGGGCTGCGTCGGATTAATCCAGAAGCCCCGCCTAATTGGGCAGTGATTGGGGATGCAAATCCGTACCTGGTTCGGGCTGACACTGTTCCGGTTGCTCAAGCCGTTGAGAAAAAGCCGCGCAGGCAGCGCGCTAGAAAGATGAGGCTTTGATGGCTTACACGCAGGAAGATTTGGCCAGGTTGCAAGCGGCAATCGCAAAGGGGGTGTCCGAGGTCCAGATGGGGGGGGAGCGGGTGAAGTTCCGATCGCTGGATGAAATGCTGCGGACCGAGCGCCGGATCAAGTCCAATCTGGGATTGAGTGGACCTGTACGCCGCCTTCACCAGCCTAAGACAAGCACGGGGTTTCGCTAATGGCCAACGGGTTCAACGGGTTACTGTCGCGAATTGCGCCGGGGTTTGCTCTTAAGCGAGAGGTCACCCAAGCGCAGCTTGAACTGCTTCAGAAGCGGCGGGGCGCAGTGGGTGGATCGTCCCGTTCCGCATCCGCCTATGCGCCGGTGGGCGGGGGGCGGCGGAGTCGCGAGTTTTATCGGAACAGTCGGGACGCGCAGGGCGCTCTGCGTGGGGCGCGTGAGCCGTTGGCGTTTATTGCGCGGGACATGTTGCGCAATAATGCCCGCGTGGGGCGCGCGAATAACCTGTTTGCGGGCTATACCGTGGGGTCAGGCATTCGCCCTGTTGTCGTTATGAAGAACGGGGCTGGCGATGCGGTTAAAAGCTGGATCGAGGGGTTGATCGAGGATCACCTGTTGACCACAGCCTTTGATGCAGATGGGCACAGCACATTGTTTGGCCACCAGGTGCTGGCGATGAAAACGATCCCGACCTCGGGCGAGGTGTTGTTGCGTCGCCGTCATCGCCGCAAGACTGATGGTTTGCCACTGCCCTTTCAGGTGCAGTGTCTGGAAACTGATTATATCGCCGCTGGCGTCAATACGCTGCCGCGCGGCGGGGCTAGTCGGATCGAAGATGGGGTCGAGTATGGGCCAACCGGCCTGCCTGTTGCGTTTCATCTTTATCGAGAGCACCCCGGCTCACTCTATGGGGGTGGAGATATTCGCCGGGTAACAGCAGACAACATCAGCCACGCTTTCATGGTTGACCGGCCGGGGCAGCGGCGGGGGGTGAGTTGGTATAGCGCTGTCATGCCCGAGCTGATGGATATTCACAAATTCATGCAGGGCACGTTGAAGCGCCAGGAAGTGGCGGCCATGTTCGCCGGTATCTTGAAAAAAGGCGGCGATGATGACGCCAGCGGTGAAGATCTGCTGGGGGATCTTGAGGCGGGTTCAATTCTTGAGCTTGAGGGTAATGACGAGCTGGAATTTAACGACCCGCCCAGTGCCCTGAGCGCCGAGCCAGTGGTTCGCCTGATCGATCGGACGCTCGCGGCAGGTCTGATGCTGACCTACGAAGGGTTCACGGGCGATTATTCGAACGTCAATTACACGTCAGGCCGCATGGGGCGAATGGATCAGGATCCGGTGCAGCGCTTTTGGCAAGAAGAATTGGTGATCGCCAAGCAGATGGCCAGGGTTTCGGTCTGGTTCAAGGAAGCGGTGTATTTCCAGACCGGGATTGAGCCTGACGATTACAAGTTGCGCTGGACCGCGCCGCGTCGTCCGGTTGTTGATCCGACGAAGGATTGGCCGGCACTGATCAAGAAGATCCGCGGTGGTCTGGCAAGCAGACAGTCGGTCATTCGCGAAGCAGGTGAAGATCCAGATCGCGTTCTGCAGGAATGGCAGGCCGATGCGAAATCAGCCGATGACAACGGACTGGTCTTCGACAGTGACCCGCGCCGAACCGCTGCCAGCGGAGGCGCGCAAAGCAGCGCAAACAAACAAGAGGATGGTGAGGATGCCTGATCACAATATGGCGCATATCGCGCAACGCATGTTTGGCACGCCCCTGATGATTGAGCCGGGCAAGGCCGAAATCATCGCGCGGGCCTTTGGTCCCCGTGTTTTCGGGGCGATCGAGGCCCCCGTCGCCTCGGAGGGCTGGGATGGAAAGCGCCGTGCGGGATCTATCCTGCACGAGGGGATGGCAGATTACCTGACCGAGAACCGACGGGGCTACATCAAGCACCAGGGCGTGGCTGTGATCGAAGTGGTCGGATCACTGGTGCGGCGCGGCGCATGGCTTGG